CGTCACTATTATTTCTTTTCATAATTATAATGGCTAAGGCTCCTACTGTCAATATCCAAGGGATAAGAACTAATAGGGTTAACACAACTAATCTCTCCTTGGGAAAAACATACCGTTCCAACTATTTTCAGTTGGTTCTTCTGATTTTTCTTTTTTCTTAGGTTTTTTATTTTTAGATCCATTAATAATTTGTTTATATCTATTAATTGAGTCTACATTTGTAATGCCATTGGGAGCAGAATATGCTATTGAGGCAACGTCATTTGCTGCATCACGCCCTGGGCTTTCATTAACAGTAATACTATCTGACTTTTTAGTATCTTTTACGTTTGCATAAAGTGCTGCAAGTTGTGCATTTGCCTCTTGTTTTGTGGGGTGTGTCCCAACAACTCTTCCAGTTTGACTTTGGACAACTTCATATTTAGATCCAGACCTTTGTACGTTCCAAGGCATTTGCATCACATCCTTAATGTAATTATATACTAATATAAGTACGGCGGGTGAGATTTGAACTCACGATTGACGGCTTATAAGACCGCTGCCAAAACCAGACTAGGCTACCGCCGCTTGTTGTTAAACAGAGGCAATAACCAATATATTCCAAGTAATGAGAGCGAGATTAAATATTAAACTTGTAATTTGAATCCATGAAATATTTTGATTTTTTATTGATATGTTTATTGATACAAAAATAATAAGCATATTAATAATAAATACAATGAGTGTGGTTAACAGAAATGAAATTAGCATTTATATACCTTTCCTTTGTTGGGGAAATTTTATCAAAGAAGACCAAAAGAGTCAAGAAAATTTTCAACATCTCTTGGCATTGGAGGTGGAGCAAAAATTATTCCATCTTGCATCTTTTTTTCATGTTCTTTAGAAATAGATTTCCAATCATGAATTTCAATTTCTTGATTAGCATTACGAGGAGTATGTGCTATTGCGTTATATACTGCTCCAGTTACAGCGTCAGAAAGGTCTTTAGAGCCTTTTCTAGGGTGGTCTACCTTCTTGTCAGAAACAATTCGTAACTCACTCATTTCTTGCAAAAGAATATCAATATGTGGCATCATAACTCTTTCTTCATAATAAAGCATCGCCAAATCTTCATAATGTTTTTTTGCTACTGAAAGGGTATCTGTTTTTATGCCTACAGTCTGAAGTTCCTGTTGAATATCGAATGATTGCCAACGGTCAAACGTTACAAGTCCAAGTCTAAATCCACTACGCCTAAAATTAACTATCCAATTCTTTACTTCAGAAAGATCAACTGGCCCCTCTTTTTTAGGCTCCCACCACACAACTGCATCAACAATAACAAAGGGAACAATTTGTGTGTAATCATTAAATGTGCGAACCTGAACCCACTTATCAACGTGAGCAATTGCAATAGCACACTTGTCATGTTTCTGAGCAAGGTCAGCATGTAAAAAATATCTAATGTCTTCTTGTGGTTCCCACACAGGTTCAATTCTTTTAAACTGATCAATAGGATTATGAAGACACATAGCCTTTTCTAATTTTTCTTTTTGTTTAAAAAAGGCATCTGATGAAAATGATGGCATACATGCAAATCTTTGCATAGCATCTGCATAATCTGTCATAAAAGCAATTTTAAAATCATCAATTGTTCTTGTAGGATTGGCTTCCCATGTAGGACGTTTAATAGCATAAACACCAGGATATTTATATGAAATGATATGATCTTCGGTCCATTCAACACTAAATTTATTATCTTGTTGATCTTCTGGAAGATCTGGATTAATAATAAAGGTATGTGACTTATGTTCAACATCTTTTTCAGCAACAACTTCATCGTATCTTTTAGAAATAAAATCTCCTGGGTAACGAGGGAACGATAGAAGCACAACTTTACCAAAATCTGGAAAACGAGAATCAACCGATGCACGGAAGGCTTTATAGATACCATCACCAGTTTTAGCATTTTCATTTCCAGAATGAGACTCTTGTGAAAAACCAGAAATCTCATCAAGAATTGCTAATATAAGGTTAAGTCCCTCATGACTTTCTCTTTCTGAGTGTCCTGAGTAAACTGTAATGGCCTTATCGAATTCCACACTGTCTACTTTTGAATCGTACTTTCCAGCAAACCAAGGAGATCTTGTTATCTTATTTTTAAATCCCTTAAAGAATACATTCTTTGCTTGTTGAGCATTGATAGCAATATTGATAATGTCAATAGCATCGCCAGGTGGTTTGCCAAAATAACGTGCTGGATCTTTTAAGCACATTAATTTATATACTAAGTATGCACAGCCAATAGTTGATGTATGATCTTTTCCAGATCCCTTGCCAAGTTGAAGAAGAACCTCTGCTTTAGTATATTTTTTATAGTGTTCTTTACCTTCTTTTTCTCCCATGAATCTAATCAGATCTTCTTCTTTGTATATCTGACTCATGGCCTCAACTAGATCACGCTGAATTTGAGAAAGTTTTGGCTGATCTAAAAAGTTGGGATCATGAAGAAACGTATCAAGATCTACTGGATTTTCTTCAAAAGGAGAATCATCTAATGCGCCAAGAAACTCTGAAAAATCAAGACTCATGAATGACTACGGCCTCTCCTGTGGGACCAGATACCTCCGACAAACGCTTTAATACTTCTGGCTTACATCTATTGCATGTTCCAGAAACTTCTGTCAATACCTTCATTAATAATTCTTGTTTTCTTTCTGTCTCAAGAAGTTGATCTGCTAATTCTTTATTTTCTAAAAGTCCAGCCTTTTGCAGCATATCAATTCTCTTTGACTCAATATCAAGAACTAATTTAATTGCTGCTGTTTTAGCAGATAGGTTTGCAGTTGTTGTGGCATCTTCAATTACTTCGTATGCTTGCTTGATAAGTCTGGAATAGTGGGTGTCTGCTGATGACAATGCCTCTCTTGCTCTTGCTCTTACGGCTTCTGAATTTGAAGCCATAGTCTTCCACTCTCTTAAAAGAGATGAAACTCTTGCACGAGGTATATCAAGTTGTTGTGATATTTCAGATTCATTAAACCCTTTAATGTATTCTGCTGCAACTTTATTTACTTCTTCAAGATGTACAAGAATGTCTGTTGTCATAGTGTCCCCTATTATAGCAGTGGTGGGGTAGGAATGTTGCCACCTAGTTGAATTCGGTTTCCTACCCCACACACTAACTATTTACAATTACTTGGAAATTTGTTATACCAAGACTTATATTTCTTATATACAGATTTGGGAGTATATAGTCCCTTATATCTGCCAGCACCGTCAATATCCCAAGGATAAAATGTTTTTCCATGTTGGGAAATGCGATACGCAATCATAATATTGTAATCACGGTTAAGAAGTTTAGCGGTATTCCACCAAGGCTCCTTACTCCATGCTGCGCGGTTGAATTGGAAGACTCCATAGTCTCCAGTGGAAGAAATAGCGTTAGCCCTTCCTCCACTTTCACGCATGGCAATAGACCATGCGATTCTCAATCCTCTACCCTTAAAACCAGCATTCTTTAATTCTTTTACTAGCCAGTTTTTACAGGTACTGTTTGGCTTTATCTTAGCCCTTGCTTCGTTTACGACAGACTTTGATAAAGCCTCCGTCGCAATAGGTGCATTTGACTTAGCATACACCTGTTCGTTGGTAGCGGCAACAGCAGTTGATCCACTTAGCATCAACACCATCACCATAATACCTCCTACCAGTTTCGTTTTCGTCATTTGTTTCCTCCTTGCGGCGACAACATTGTTCTAGACTAACATACTTTTTGTATGTAGTAAATATTTTTATGGGGAAAACAATAATGTGATAAAGTTCACACAATGTTTTCTTTAATTTTACTTAATATAAATTTATCTCTTTTTGAATTTTTAAATCTTAAATATCTTTTAATTAATGGAACTTTTGGCTCCCATTTTCCTGCTCCGCTACAAATTTTTGCTTGATTCATAAGATCTTCATTCATGGTAAATCTTTTTAAAACAACACGCTTTTCTGTAAAAAACTTTATATAAGCAATATGTTCATTTTCTAATAATTCAACTTCTTTTATGTTTTCCCAGACATTGAATTCCATTTGAACTGGTCTAAACCAAGAACCACAATTAAATATACCTGGAACAATAGCACCCCAACTGCTATGCTGAATATTTGAGAAATATGGATTTGTAAGCATAATTTCTACATCTTCTTCAGCAAAAAATATTATTGGATGAATATACATTGCAAGCAATTGATTATTAAAACTTGGCGGTCTATTAACCAACCACTTGCCATCATCAGACTTCATTTCATTAGAAACCATATTATTTTTTATAATGAATGATGCTTTTGTATAAAGAGGATTTTTAATAACAAATAGATTTTTACATAAATCAGTTACCGCTGGGCATCGCAATAAATTATTTTCTTGATTGTTTTTATTTTTATTTAAAGATAATTCATGTAGAAGACTTTTTGGTTCTTCAAAGATAATTGACCAGTCAACATCATTATCTGGAACATTTGACCAATAAATAACTAGATCTTTACTCATTACTTCATCTTGTTTCTTTTCTTAGGAATAACCTTAATTCTTTCTGGCTTAAATGATCTCCATCCACACATAACTCCGCGATCAATCTGGAAACAATCAATCCACTCTACACCAGAGTCTAATTTTATTACATGCTCAATAAACTTAAAATGTGTGCCCCTTTCTCCAGCAATTTTAATCGTGTCTCCACTTTCCAACATCTTTCCATCTGGAAGTTTATAGTATGGTGCTCTACTATAAATATTTGAATTAGGACTAGTTATCTTTTTGCGACGACTCATATTTGCCCTCTAGTCTTTTTATCTCATCAGAGATATAGAATATTGCTTTCTTTAAATCTTCAATATGCTTATCTTCATTTTTAATTCCCGCTCGCCAAAGATATTTAATGGCATTGCCAATATTGTAATTGCGATGACGAACGATTTGAATACATTCTACCCCGCTAGGATCACTCGTATAGTGTGCGGGATGATTAACCATATCTTTCATTTTAATCCAAACTTTTTCATTTGACGATAAATAATTTGTAGACTTACGCCACATTCAACTGCAATTTGTTCTGGAGTCTTTTTATCTAAATATAAACGCTTTCTTAAATATGCTTCATTATGATGAAGACCCGCATTCTTAGCCATATTTTACCATCCAATAAAGTGCTTGATAATAGCGGCAAGAGCCAAACCAGTCCAAATAAAATTAAACCAAATAAGAGTTGGGAGTGTTTTTACTGTTGATGACCAAATTAATGAAATACTTGTTACTAGAGCAATTATATAAATCCACCAAATTTGTGTATCAAATAGAAGACCTGGAATGATAATTAAAGCCTTCGTAATAAATGCAAGAAACTCAACTGTATTTGGTTTATTCCAGTACTGCCTGTGAAACATTGTTTCTAAAGCAATAAACCACTGCATATATTTATACTTATTCATACTATTCATTCTAGAACACCTTTCCCCAATTGTCAAGTGCCCATGCTCCAATAGCAATGGCATCAGCAACGTCATCATCACTTACATGAATATTAAATTTATTATTTACAAATTTAATTGTTCTTTGTTTTCTAAATTCTCTTTCTTTTCCTTTATACCAAGTAGCAGATTTATCTGGAAACTGCTGTTTTATTTTATCTTTTTCTTCATTTGTAAGTTTTTTATTGCCAATCCAATTTTGCCATTGCATTGGACTTACACTAGCCATTCTTCTTGCTCCAGCCAAAGATGCTGATCCAACAAGAGCACCATGACTCATAGATAAATTTGCTGCTGTTTTTGGCGAGTTAAGATAAATTGGTTGCTCAATAATGATGTGTTCAAGCGAATTAAACTGTTTAAAAAATGCTTGAGTTTTATGTGTTGTATCCGCAATTTTTTCATATATGTCATTACCAAAAAATTTTATTTTCCCATATTTTTCTAAATTATCATTTTTAAAATATGCAAAAGCAAGACTATTTGTACTTGCATCAATTGCACAAAAAGATGATGGTCTACTCATCAAGTCTTTCATATTCTATTAGTCCCTTAAGTTCTTTTAATGCTTTGTCTACTTGCCTAGAATCTATCATGCAGACACTACAAAATCCAGTTGAATTATATATGCTTACGACTGTTCCACATCCACCCGAACATCTGCGTTCTTTTTTAGATAATCTTTGTAGACGCTTTACATTATATTTTTCAGCAACTTTTTCTTTGGTAGCAAATTCTCTACACTCCGTAGAGCAGTAAATTTGATAACTTACATTAGGCTGGAATTCGTTAGAACACCAGTCACAAATTTTCATTCAAGATGCTCCAAGGGTTCAATTTTAACAGTACCCTTATCAGCCTTTGCACAGGCATCTTTAATTGGGCATCCACTGCAAACTTTAGAGTTAGAGCGATAAGGCTTCTTGGGAATGTCGTTGCTTTCCCATTGCTTACGAACAGTACGCATCCAATTAAATGCATAGTCTCCCCAAGCAATAAGTTCTGGATTTGGCTCTACTGTAATAGCATGAAGTTCATGTGAATTCTTATTCTCATAAAGAAGGATTCCTAGACGCTTACCCAAAACCTTCATATAAATAACTAATTGCATAAGATGGTATGAGGGTGGTTTTGCATGTTTACGATAAGCAAATGATTCTTCACGCATAGTTTTTATTTCTACAACGGGCTGATCTTCTCCCCATTGAACAACTGCATCGGCAAAACCAAAGATAGGAGGGTCCTGAGCGACAATACGCTTTTCTTTCTCTACCATGATGCCAGCCTTTTCAATGGCCTCCTGAATGCGTTCATGGGCCTGTGTGCCACTACCCATGTTTGCTACGGCATATGCATCTGCATCATCAACAAATTCTGTACCAGAAAATGCTAGGAACCAATAACGTGGGCAGGCTCCATTACCATATACAAGTGCTGATGGACTAAATGTTTTCTTAGTCTTAAACTGTGGCTCTCTTCCTACAAGATATCCAGATTCAATCTTTTCAATAAAAGCCTTAGTATCAATAGCGCCGTCTGGTTGCTTGTCTAGTATTTGCTTTAAAAAGTTTTTAGCCATTATTATCCCTTTGTTAGATACTTCAATGATGAGCAAACCTTATCAATCTCAGCCGCCGCAGTGTAGTATAGATTCTTTTTTGCTCTGTCTGTTTTATCAACATTAGCCATCCATGTGGCCTTCATTGATAGTTTTGCTGCAATTGCTTGCAAGCGTACCAATTCTACCGTAACAACCTGAACAGGAACGTCTGGCTTAAAGATTACCTTGGCTATAAATTCAAGGGCTACCGTAAGTTCTGGATCATTCATGTATTCAGCAATTTCGTATAAATCACTTACTTGCTCAAGCGTTGTCTGTGTCATTGTCAACCAATCTTTCGAATTCTGACCACTCAATTATAGCAAGTCTCGTCTTTCCATCTAATATCAAGCATATTGCTGGAGACTTTTTTCTATCTACCTTTAATGTATCAGTAACAATTTTTGCCCATACATCTTGAGTAATACTAAATGATTTAGAAAATTCTTTAAAGTCAAGAACATAGTTGTTCCATGTTGCATCTCCTTTTTGAATTCTTCCTCTGCCACTATTCTTTTGCAACTTTGCGTCAATTCTTTTTGCTTCTCCACGCTCAGTCATTAATATCCTCTGCCATAAAGATTTACTTTGGATATATATTTACAATCACACATCCAAGTAAAGTCAAAGGTGTCTTTCCAGAAACGGGCTTTTGGCACATTTTTTTTACACTTGTGACAAGTAAAGATACCATCATAAACACTAAACTTGTTCATTGTTTACCTTTTTAATTAGTAGTTCCTGAATATCAAGATTTTCTTTTATACCAAGAATCAACTTTTCTCTTCCTTGATATCTTTCACCTTCAACTGTATACCATGCTCCACCGCGATCAATGAAGCCAAGTATTTCTGCTGTATCAACGAGGTCTGCAATTGAATCCACTCCAAGGTCTGATCCCCTAAAGTAGAAGTCATATTCTCCTGTTTGAAACGCTGGACTAGTTTTTGAAAATTGTACATCCCAACGAACCTTCCTTCCAATTTTTTCTTCAATTATTTTATCTCCAACATAAATCTTTCCCTTGATGGCTTGATTTTCTGATTCAGATGAAAACAGTTTAACGATAGTGGATGAATAAAACTTCACCGCCATGCCACCAGTTGGTTGTTGCTGAGTATACATCTGTCCAATATTATTTCTAGCCTGACTAATAAGTACAAGAAGTGTTGGCTTCTCTTGATTATTTGCATAGTTAAGCATTTTTACTGCATTAGTCATATCTCTTGCTTCTGCACCAATTTGCTTAGTATTTTCTAGTTGCTTTAAATCTGTAGAATCTTTTTCAAAGTAAATTGCTGGGAGCAATGCTGAAATACTATCTACAACAATTAAATCTACTCCAGCCTTCATGAGATCTGTACCAACATCCACCATATCGTTCATTGTTCGTGCTGTAGAGACAATCAACTTTTCGGTGTCTACGCCTAAGTGTGTAGCCCATTCTGGGGAGAATGTCATCTCTGCGTCTACCCATGCACATACTTTGCCCTCCTTTTGAGCATCAGCAATTAACTGTAAGCAAAATGAGGATTTTCCAGAAGACTTATTTCCCCATACTAATACTTGACGACCATATGGAAATCCTCCATTCAGTGCCCTATTTAATCCAAAACTTGGAGTCTTGGCAAATTCTGTTTGGGCCATTTCAGATCCAAGAGAGATCTTCTTGCGTAACTTTGGATTTAGTTGAGCAAGAATTTCATCAATGTTGGTCACGCCAATACCCCATGCATTCTTGGGCGCTCTTGATTAATCTTTGCTTTTGCCTCAAGAGTATCGTGAAGAGATGGAATTGCATATCCTTGAGTAATGGCATGATCATTACGCATACCCCAATAAAGATCAAGTACACGAATAATAATGTCAGCCATTTCTTCTACAATCTTTTGTCCTCCCTGCTCTTTACGAATTGCCTCAAGAGTCTCGCTTGCTTCTGAATGAATCATTGCAATCTGCTTGAGATAAAAGATAACATGCGTATCTTCATTATTTGGCTCCCAGAATCCCTTTTCCACAGCGGTATCGTGAAGAACCTTTGCTGTTGCATCTAAATTGATTGTTTTCATGCTACTACCTCCTGAAACACTAAGTCCTCATCCTTTGAGATACTATAATTAATTTTGTATGCATTCCCCTCTTCGATTCGGGTATATGCCATTGCAAATGTCGATGGAAATACAATCATAGACATAAGTTCTCTTCCGCTATCAGCCACAACTAGGCTAGCCATTCTCTTACCCGCCTTGGTAATGCGAGGTCTAAAGGATAGCACATAATGCTCATCTTGGCTATATGGAAGTTGTTTGTAATTTAAAAATCTGACAAGTGGAGACTTGCTTTCTTGTAGTTGGTCAATAGGAACTGCTTCCACAATTCTGTTAGATCCAACAAGAACAATATAAGTCCTACCTGCTTCGATGCTAGTCTCTTCTTCATCAAATACTCCAACTGATCCCGTACCGTCTAGAATTTCTACACGGCTCCAGCCCTTACCTCGTTTAATAGAACGAATGACACCCATAAGAATATAGGCACCCCTTTCATCAAAATCATCTACAGAACTAATGTATGCATGATAATGTTGTGGAACCTGAATATTAAATTCAGGAAGATTAAGATATTCATACATGTTTTCTTTAATCTCAGCATCATTCCTAGGGTTGTCTGGAAACGTTAATGCTCCAACAGATCTCATTGATTCCAATGCTCTTGAATTAACTCCATTTCCTTTTGTAAATGTGAATTCTTGAACGGCTGCAAAGGAAGAAAAAGGGCGTGCAGAGATATATCTATCAGCGATTTTATCAGAAATGAACTTAATTGACCCCAGCCCAAAACGAATCCCCTTACCTTCAATTTTAAAATCAATATCAGAATCATTAATGTGTGGAAGTCGCATAGGAATTCCCATGCGTTTTGCCTCAATCAAATATTCTGTACGAGCATCTTTATCTTTTTCATTTTTTAATAGAGCAAAAATAAACTCTAGTGGGTAATAGTACTTTAACCATGCGGTCCAGAACGAAACTGTTGAGTAAGCCACAGCATGGGACTTATTGAACGAATACCCTGCGTGTGCCTCAAAGTCATGCCACATTTTTTCAGCAGCAGCCCCACCAAGTGGCCCAGTCGCATTCCGAACAAATAACTCTTTGAACTCGTCAAACTCTCTTGCATCCTTCTTCTTTCCAATAATCTTTCGAACTTTATTTGCCTCGCCCATTGTCATTCCGCCAAGGCGAACGCAAGCAAGCATGACCTGTTCTTGATAAAGAATTGTACCGTAAGTGTCTTCAGTAAAATCTTTCATTATTGGACTAGGATAAACAATTCCTTGTCTGCCCTGCTTACGAGCAATATACTCTTTTCCAATTGTATTCATAGCACCAGGACGAACAAGAGCATTTGATGCAACTAGTTCATCAAACTTATTAACGCCCATTTTAACAAGCAGGCTTGTATATGGGGCCGCTTCACATTGGAATACTCCCTTTGTATGACCATTAGAAAGCATAGAATATATATTTTCATCTTCCAAATCTACATTGCTAAGATCTGGTCTTTTTCCAGTACGCTCTTCAATAATATTAAGAGTATCATTGATTACAGTAAGAGTCTTTAGACCTAGGGCATCAATCTTAATAAGGCCAATATCTGCTGCCTCTTCCATGTCTATAGCAACGACAGGAAGGCGCGTATCGCTTCCCGTAACATTACGAGTCTCCATAGGAGCAACACGAGAAATAGGTAACTTAGATGTAACCACTCCTGCTGCGTGAACTCCTGTGCCACGGATGCGACCACGGAGTTGATCTCCGTAAAGTTCTACTTCTGGATACTTTTCACGAAACCATTGAGTGTTCTTAGATTTTATATATTCTTCCCATGTATCCACTGTCTTAAGCGCACGATTAACATCAGCGAGTGGAACATTGAAACAACGAGCAACATCTCTGACGACTCCCTTATCTTTAAATTGTAGGAAGGTTGCGATTGAAGCGACATGCTTATACTGCCTTTCTAAATATTCCTTTACTTCTTCACGACGGCTGTCCTGAATGTCTGAATCTACGTCAGGAAAATCATCACGATCAATATCAATAAATCTAAAAAATAGAAGCCCATATTTAATTGGATCAATTTCTGTAATACCTAGGGCATAACAAACCAAAGATCCTGCACTAGATCCACGACCTGGGCCAACCATGATATCGTTCTTCTTTGCCCAATTAAGCATGTTCTGAACAACAATAAAGTACGAGGCAAACTTCTTTTGCTTGATAATTTCAAGTTCCTCATTAAGCCTATCAACATATTCTTGATTAGTATGCAAATTATTAGTCTTTAGCCAAGATTCTGCATATTTTCTAATCTGTGCATCAGGGTCTTTATGCTCAACAGGAAGAAGGTTAAGGTTTCTACTGATTGTATAATCTTCAATCTTATTAGCAACCTCCAGGGTGTTGGCAAACATATCTTGACGAGAATCTTCACCCATTGCCCTATGCATTTCATCTCCACTAAGAAGATGAATATCAAACTTATTAAAACTCATCATTCTATCTTGACCATAAAGGTAATCTAATCTTTTTAGTGGATCTTCAATCTTACGAGACTTATCGTAATTAACATCCTTCTCAAACTTAGCATGAGTATTATTGATAAGCATGATTTCTTGAATTACTTTCTGATCTACCGTCGCATGATGGCAATCTGGGGTAACGATAATCTTATGACCAGCAGCATCTGCTAATTCAATAAGTGCTTTATTCATTCCAGCAGTATTGTGAGGCATTACTTCAACATAGAAGTCTTCTCCAAAACGATCACCAAACCACTTAAGATGTGCTTTGGCGACTGCATAATCATCCACTTCAATTGCCTTATTGATAAGACCAGACATACATGCAGAAGAAACAATAAGGCCTTCACGATATTTTTCTAATACCTCAAAATCAATTCTTGGCTTTCTATAAAAACCTTCATTCCAAGAAATCTCATTAAGCCTACCAAGATTTTCTAGACCTTTGTCATTTTTAGCAAGAATAACTATATGATTATATACAAGATCAAGTGGGGTGGTTCGTTCTGACTTATCTCTCTTATCAAAGCGATCAGCAGCAATATAGCCTTCTACACCCAAAATAGGCTTAATTCCCCCAACCTTTGCTGCACGATACATTGGTCTATGACCAGAAAGAGTTCCATGATCTGTAATGGCAATTGCATCCATGCCATTCTCTTTGGCACGCCCTACATATTCTTCTGGCGTTGCTACTCCGTCCATTTGAGAGTAGTGTGTATGAACATGTAGTGGAACATAGTTATGCATTAAGAATACTTCTTTCTTTGCCAAAATAACTTTTTGTATGGTTGGTTAAATACGCTTGATATCATCTGTTTATTTCTAATATAATCTTTTCCATCTGGCTCAACAATTTCCATTTTCCATTCTTCTCTTTTAAAAGGAAAGACCTGAAGCATTGGCGTTCCACGATGAATAATTCCTTTAAATCCCTTTTTTATGAAAAATCCATAAGGTTCACGAGTACCAAATTTATCTGTATCAACTATAGCAGTAACCATATGAAATGGCAAATCTGTTCTATGTATTGGATGAATGAACAATGTACTATATCCTTCATCTGTTCTTACTCCCCAGTAAGTTTGCCACTTCATTGTTTGCTCATGAACATCAAATAAAGTATTGTATCCTTTTGTTGATGACTTACTGTGCATTTCAATAAAATTAAAATTAGCGTCTTCTATTCTTGAGCCTTTTCCAAAATGACCAATATCATACTCTATTTCTGTACCTGTTGTATCTATAAAAATATCTGCTGGAAGATAAAGAGTATATCCAGAAAATAAAGCGTCATTTACTGCTGGGCAATCACGAATTGTTCCATTTTCTCTAGCATGAATACTAGCACGATCATCTTTACCATAAAAACGATCCATTTCTTTAAACCATTTTGGAATAGCATTGACTGCTGGAGTAGGCTTTGGACAACCTAATTCACTAAACAATTCTTCAAAATATATGTTTGGCATTTTTCCTTCTAAATAGAGCGAGGGGATGGTTATGATCCCATCCCCCCGCTATCAAAACTACCAGTCTAGATTCTTTGTATCTGTAGAAGATGGAGAATCAAATCCAAGATAGAATGATTCCTGTTCTGCATATGGAACTTCACGAACAACCTTTTCTAGATTGTAAGGCTCAACATCCTTCCAATCAAACTTATCCTTATCTGGATCTCCAGGAAGAAGAATGTAAGTTGTATCAATTCCACTACCCTGACGCTTCATGCGCCAAATACGATTGCTAATGGAACCAGTTTCAATTGCATATTCCTTTAGAGTGTTAAAGGAAGAGTTCTTTCCTACACCCTGCGACCAAACTGCTACATATGGATCTTCTAGTCCATCATCTACAAGCAGGTTAGTATAGAAGCGGTAGCGAGCACGCCAGCCACCCTTAGGCTCCTTACGAGCCATCTCACATCCAAAGCAGCGGCCCTCAGAATCAATTGTGCAAACTGCCTTACGCTTGTAATCCTTTGGATTCGTGTGTTCTGATACTACAATAGCAAGATCTCTTGACTGATCGTAGTTGGGTGAATCTTCATCAAGTTCATTGACAAAGCGAACCTTGACACTTTGTGCATCATCTAACTTTAGCCAACGAACCTTTGAGCCTGCCTCTGAAGAAGCGGAAGGACGATCAAGTGCCTTTCCCATTTCCTTTAGACCCTTCATAATACTCATAATAATACTCTCCTTATATTTTAATTAATACATTGCTAATAGTGGATCTTTTACAATTTCTATCATTTTATAAATATCGGAATCTGTCATGTCTCCAATATCTTTAAATCTTTGAGGTATACCAATTGATGCCGCTCTATTGCCAACAGCGTCAATTATCTTTTTTACCATTTCTTTTCCAGCATCGTCATTATCGGGAATAACTATAACAGAATTGAAATATTTTGTCAAGAGGTCTGTTTGTGTTTTTGATACTTTTGACCCTAATGTTGCTACCGCAGATATTCCACACTGATCTAATCTAATTGCATCAAAAGACGACTCAACAACATATACTTCACTATATATTTTTGCACGATGAAGATTAAATAAAACCTTAGATTTTGGAAGCCCAGGTGTATTCTTAAAATCTTTGCCTTCAATACTTCTTCCTACAAATCCAACATATGAAGATCCGTCTGGAGTTTGTACTGGAATAGTAATCATATCTCTTTTTTCACTATATCCTAAGGAAAACTTTTCCATTGAAGACCTAGTGATTTTTCTTCCTTCAAAATATGATGCTGCTCTAGAAGATTCTAGAGCCTGCTTATTAAGTCTTTTAATTGTAAACTCATCAAATATTTCATATTCTTGCTTTTCTTCTAAAGATTCTGAAATATTATCAAAAATATTAGTCTCTACTTCATACTGATCAATAAATCTAGTAGCCTCAAAGTATGTCTTATTAGTTAACTTAATAACAAAATTAATGAGACTTACCGATGTACCACAAGAAAAGCAGTTGAATACTCCGCGAACCTTATCTATTTCACCAGACGGAGTTCTATAATTATTATGAAAAGGACAGAAAACTATCCAACCATCTGGTACTTCATTTACTACATTGACTCCTGAACCTGTGACAACTCTTCTGACTTGTTCGGGGGAGTATATATAGGTCTGTTCTTGTCCAAACCGATTATACATAAAGCATTCTTCTTTCCAATATATGATCCGTATACGCTTAATATAAAGTTATAATGATTTCCAGTATATGATATTGACCAATCTGGTTCTATGTCAAGTCTAATAACATATCCATCAACTCTCATAGATTCAGAAAGTAGTCTTATATATTCTTGTTTCATGCGTGGTATAAAAAGATCATCAGTAATTTGACCATCTAAACAAAATCTTTTTATTCTTTTATGCATGAAGTTCATGCCTTAATTATACAGGCTTATCTTATTTTGTTTATTCAAAGTCCTTGTAAACAAACCGACCTGAGTCAAAATCTACCTGAACAACAAATTCTCCAAGAAAACCATTTCTATTCTTTCTAAATACCGCCTCAAGAACATCGCTATTAGCAGCACGACCAAGGGCTAGAAGCCAGTCAGCATCATACGCAATCTGGCGTGACCAAGAGGTCTGACCAAGTGTAGGAACACTATTCATATCTGTAATATCATCTGGTGTTGCAGAAGAAATAGCGACAATAGGAATCTCTTCTGAAATTGCAAGTAGTTTAAGTTCACGAGAAAGATTCTTCATCTTAACAACCTCATTATCAGTACGATAATTGCTAGTCATAAGATTTAGGTAATCAACAAAAACAATGTCTGGTTTATATTGATCAATCTTTCCACGCAAAATACTTGGAGATACTTCTCCCATTCCATCATTAGAAATGATATGGATGCTTGGCTTTCCATCAAATGTCTTACCCATCCACTTCTTAAACATATCCATTTCTACTTCACCCTTGGATAGTTTTCTATGACTCCATATTCCTTGACCAATAATAGTAAATACGCGATTTCTTACTTCTGCCTCAGTCATTTCCAAGGATACGATGAGCGGCGACTTTCCATTCTTCCAAGCCTGAACAGCGAGGTAAAGAGCCATCCAAGACTTACCAATAGCAGGGTAAGCCAAAAGTACCCCCAACTGCCCAGGCGTGATACCCGCTGGGAGGTAATTATCAAATCCTGCGAGTCCTGTATAGATGCCATGCGTTCCACTTTCTTGTAGTCTCTTAATGTTTTCAAAATACGCAACCGCATCATCCACATCTGATACGTCAAGATCTCGTACTGTGGAAGTGATGCGCTTGAGATTTGCCGTTTCAGATATAAGAATGTTGAGTGCGTCTGAAGCCTTATCCTCTTGCACCTGATTTGCAGCAGAACGCAACATAATCTTAATGTTGTCATTTAAGAAATCCGATCTTAGTTGATCAAGGTGATACTTTGTTGCACCAGTATCAGCATAGTATTCAAAATCATTAAACTTTTCCTTAATAATATCTACTGGGGGAGCAATTTGATTTTGCTCATAATAATCTCGCATAAACTGCCAGATATCATTATGGGTTCTCAATAGTGTATCTACATTTGCCTGCAACAAAACATGGATTTGCTTATCATTTATTGCAGCAGATAAAACCTTAGCCTCTAGATTCACTTAACCACTCCTTTGCTTTCTGACGCATTTCTTGTCTAAATACCTGATCTTCTCTTTTTGATCTAAGAGATAATATCAGACGCTCCACATTAGTGCAATAGCCCTTCCATGTAGGACGATTATTTATAGAAAAGTAATAGTCCATCGCTTCATGTAAATCTATATCATCAAAAGATTCTAAAAGATCATCTGCCGCCCACTGCTCTTTATGCTTATTTAGCATTGGCAATGGAATACTATTCTCTTTGCATCTTTTTTCAAATCTACCTATTAGGGCAAACCTGTTCTTACGATCAGACATACACTACCATATAAAACTTATAATCATCATCATCAAATTGTGATACCTGAACAGTTGCCGAACTCCACCAATCAATATTATTCTTGTCAAAAATACTTGACATATTAATAAGAACTTGTGCTGGTGTTTCACCATACGCTACAAATATACGAGGATTCTCATTAATTGCTTCATATGTAGGGGCAACATTTTGCTTTGTTAACTTTAGACGAAGTGCCTTCATGATAACTCTTCCTTTGCTTCCTTTAACTTTTCAATGAGTTGGTTTTCTACAAACTTATAAACGCGATCAGATGCTTCCTTAGCACTCTCATCTTCTTTCTTGTAATCTGTTACTTGGCAATCTAAACGCAATGACTGGAAGTTTCCAGTATTAAGGGTGTAACCAAGTGACCATTGAATTTTTGTTGGCTCCACGAGGAGTCCTTTCTGTAGTCGTTGTCATAAGGGTACCATTATTGGTACGGGTTTGTCAATACCTTATACCGTTTCAGAAAATACTGGAATGAATCTTCCATTTTCATCTTTAACATAATAGAGCATTCCGTCCCCCATAGCATATCTTAACTCCTGCTCTGTTGGAGTTTTATTGTTCGTTATTAGTCCGTCTTTTCTTGCTCTGCCCTGATGAGTTTGAGCCATTAGGTTTCTGGCCTCCCATATATGGTCCTCGCTGTAGTAACTTAGGTGATGAAAGGCGGTTTCTCCACCAGGGAGTTCGCCTACGGGTGAGGGGAGAAAACCTTGTTTTACTAATCTCGGTATACTCTTCCTATGGTAATTTAGAAGTTTGGCGGTTTCCATAACTGTGTAAGCACGCTTCCGCTTCCTTTTAAATTCTACCATAGTAATTGTCATATTACAATCTTTGGTGCAATTATATAAAACTACCATTCCAGATGCACGGCTAATATGAGTTATTCTAACTAAGTCTCCATCAAGAAACCAAGTCTTTCTTCTTGGTCTTTGAATTACTGGCAGATTGAGTGTTTCATTCTCATTTTTTCCATTTGCCACAACCATGCAGACTCTCCATCTGTTTTACTAAAATTGTGATAAAACTTTCTATTGCCACATCTTATACAAAATGTTTCCATATGATTATCTTCTGAAAATGCACGATCAAGGAACATTCTTCCTTTACATTTTGGGCATTTTATCATAGTGCGAAATTATATCATGTAGGGATGCCTATAGCCGTAATATTTACGGTAGTTGTAACCTGTCCAGCAGAATTAAACTTAACAATTCCTTCAATTCTTGAAGTAGTAATTGATCTAATGACTACTGTAACGTCATCACCGATATCTGATGTACCACGGTTTACTACGGTTGCGGTAGCAATTGGTGGGTACTTGAAGTCTGCATTATAAGAAAATGTAAATGGTTTTGTTGTTCCCGCCGTTACAGATTCGTTATTAGTAATGTCTATATAGCCAGCAAGAATTTTTGCTGCTCTTGTTTGAATTATCTGATCTCCAGCATCTCTTGTAGAAACAGTTGTATAGTTATATGTTGCAGATGATACTTCATTTGATACCTGATTAATTGCATCTGCAATTTGATAAATATAGGTAACATCAAGAGGCTGACCACGGTCAGGGAGAGGGATTTTTGCCATGAGAAAATTATACCATTATAGGTTTGTAATTATTGCGTTATACATAAGAAAACTGCTAGAACTATTTTGAACCACTGGTCTACCAGGTCTATAAATTTCTACCTTCATTTGCCCAGTTGTTCCAGTACCTCCAGTATATGGATATGTAGAATCATAATTTATATCTAAAGATGTTGAAGCAAGTCTTCCTTTATATATCCAATCGCTTGGATTTGTTCCACCACTACCTAATAATTGAATCCATACGTCATAATACGGAAGTGAAGATATTTTTGTTTGTTGACTATTTACAGTTTTATAAATAGAAACGCTGTCCCATACTGCTGATACATATCCGTTTCCTTTGTTTAATTTAATTGCTCCTGGTATGGAAGTTGTGCCAGCAACAAAATTTACATTTTGGTTTACCGAAAAAATTGGTGACCAAGCAGAAAATCTATTTCTGTCTTCAGAAACTATTCTAAATCTAATTTTATAATTTGGATCATAAATATCCATTTCCGAAAAATTATCTTTAGATATAGTTATTTTTTTTGACATTATGAAACACCTAAAGAAAATCTAAAATCAATATAGTTATTTGTATTTGCTAATTTTGAAATTGGAGTTCCAGTTCCTTTAATTATTGAATAACCAGACATTTTATATATTGGATTTTCTAAGGTATTGTCAATTCTAAAACCATCAAAAGAAATATAGTTATTTGTGGATGCTGATGGAGATGAAGCAGAACCAACGTTAATCATTACCCATATTCTACAAACTCTGATTTCTGATGGGCTAAAATCTGTTGAAGAATAAAATCTAACGTATGGCTTAGATAGCGTTACTGCTGATGAACCTGAATAATTTGAATAATCAATATTCTGAGACAACTGCCATGCGGCTACATAATATTTATTGTCGTTAAGATACTGGTTTCCATTATTTGCCGCCCCAGGAACATATATTTGTGCTTTTGCATATGCGCTAGTAGTATTTGATTCATCTTTAAAAAATTCCATTAATATTTTTGCATCTGTAATTGAAGATCCAACGGCAGTTTTATCAATAACAGAGAATGCTAACTTAAGTAAATCAGCACTATTGTTTCCAGATATATCAAAACTAATATTATTTAAATGAATATGTGTTCCAGATGCTACCCAGTTGCTTAAAATATTAGATGTTGTCCATGCAGTTCCGCTTGCTGGACTAATAGTTGACATGTCTCCGCGAACAAGCAATGTTCTATTTAAATGTCTTGGTCCTTCTTTTCTTAGTTTTCTTGTATTTAGTTGAAACAATGGATCAGTTGTTTCAGAATAAAATGTTACATCTGATACACCGATATCAGTTACAGTAGAAGAACCTAAAGTTCTTAAAGGTGGATCTCCAATAGAAACAGTTGATGAAGATGGGGTTATATTATTTCCATGATATTGCCATGATTGAGAAAAATTAAAAATCATTCTACTGTCATATTGACTAACAAGATTATTATTTGCAGTTGACCATATTCCTACTTCTGTTATATCATATTTGTTTCCTGAAGGCAATTCTGCTGTTAAAGAAACTTTTGTCCTAGAAACGATAACAGATCCATTTGGGCTGACTGCGGCAGATGTAACATTTGATGCTATTAAGGAATAACTAAACGTGTTTGAGGTAACAGAAGAAACTCTGTATTGACCATTAAATGTCGCATCAACGCCAGAAATTATAACAGTTTCTCCTGCGACAATATCATGTGTTGCCGATGTTGTCAATGTTGCAATATTGGAAGAAAGTGTTTTATTTGTTATTATATATGTAACTGAGTCATCAACAAAACCTTTTGATGATATTGGTACACGAGTCATTTCAAAATCCATACGTTGTTTTGCATATATGGAATTTGGGATAGATTCATTAGAAAGCAATGGCTTTGCCCCACAACCTATTGATAAATAGGTAGCAAAAGAAGGCACTTGTCCCAAAAGATATTTTGAGATAATTTCTTTTCCATCATTAGTTATCATGCTTCGCCTACCGTATTAATTGTACCATTTATGAGGATTTCTACTTGTATTTCTTCCTCGCCATTTATTGTGTCTACTTCTATAATCAAGTCTCCATTATCGTCAAAATATGGTTGATGGATTCCTCTAGAAAAGATATCTAATCCAAATCTTGAAAAGTAATCCATTGAACTTGAAGTAGCAATTATATTGTTTGGATTAAATTGTCTATTTACTGAAGATAAATTGGCGATTGGCGCATATGTAACAGGCTGACCATCAATAAGATCCGATCTAGATATATTGGCTAATTCTATTGCACCAATATCTTCAAACAATAATTGTTGTATTTGTGCAATACCAACAGCATCGTTATTAAACTTAATAATGTCGCTTGGTGCCACTTTAAAGTTTTTGTCAACATTTGACATGGGGATAAATGTTGGTAGCAGTGGTGCTGGTTCAGGTGGAGGAGGAGGAGTGCTATTTACTGGGGCTGGGGCTGACTCAGATGATCCTTGATTTGCCCACCAATCTCTTGCCTCTTGTCCCTTTTGACTAAATCCAGTAATTTCATGATCTCGCCAAGCGCGATATTCTTCATCTAAGGCAGCCTGAACATCTGCATAGTTATTAAAGTCTCCCATTTTATACCTCCGCTAAATGAAGAGTCATTGATGAAGACCCTGCACCCTTTTGATATTCAATATTATAGATTACAAATCTAGTAGAATCTGAAGCAACGTAAGGTATTTGACTAGAATCTTTATATGATATTTTAACAATATCCCCTAATTGCAAATGAGGAGTGGCAAATGTAGTAACACCAATAGTTCTTTTTGGATATATAACTCTTTTAATTGTCCAATCCATCATTGATTCAGCGGCGGCAGTAGTTTGTACATATTGTGCATCAATTGAAAAATCATTTCTTCCGTATTTGTTTCTACTATTAACAACATCTGAATAAAGTTGTTGATATTGTTCTGCATTATTTGATCCAGAATAAACAGATTCTGCAAAATTGCTATTCTTTTTAAAGAAGTCGTCAACCTTTAATGAGTGAGTAGTATTTTGAGTAAATGATATTCCCAATATTCTTAAGTAGTTTCCAGTAGTATCGTCTAAATTGAGATTTTTGTCAATAGCGTTAAAGATTAAAAATTCTGCTCCATATGCACCCGCATAAAATCCTGAAACGGTATATCCTTTAACACGATTAATTGTTTTTGCTAGTTGAGCATACAATGCTGGGAAGGCGCGATCATATTTAATATTAAAATATGCCACCTCTCTCATAATAGTTCCAAACTCTTCATAGTACAAATCATATTTGGGGTCTGCTTGAGAACTGATTCCACTTAAATATGTATTTTGTACAATTCCACTAAGTCCATATCTTTCTAATGCATTCTTTTCTGTTATTGCTTCATCGCTAAATAATTTAGAAATTGGTAACTGCAACGCCTTTGCTGTATTTTCAGCAAAATTATCTGATAAAGCATATACATTTTCAAACATTATTCGTGATGATCCACGAACAAATAACGCTAAGTTATTATATGTTGGTATTGGGTTTGAATCGCTTACTGTCGCCACCTGAGTATTGTTTATGTAAAGGTAAAATGTTCTTGTTGATCCAATATCAATATATTCTGCTGATAAATCATATACTGTTGTTTTTTCTGTGGATGAAAGTCTTGACTGTGAAGTAAATTTACCATCATCAACTAAAATTTCAGTAAACCCTCTCCATAAAATTTCTGGTATGGCAAGTTTATTAACTCCTGTAACTAAGCCAATAGTGCTCAAATCTGTTTGAGAAACATTTGCCCCAGATTTTTCATAACTAATTGATTTGCTATCTACAGCAGTTATTTTATATGTTCCATCAAATGCGGAGTCTCCAATAGAAACAACTATGCTTTCTCCCACCACAAGAGAGTGCTGCCTTAATGTTGTTAAAGTCACTATATTAGAAGATTTTGCTTTTTTAATAATGTCTGCTGTGTTTGATCCAGAAACAACTTTATAGAAAAATACATCTGATATAAGAGTGTTTGATGGAAGAGTTTGACTAACAGTTCCTCCAGTTGAACATGTTGTCGTAAGAGATGTTCCAATATTGTATTTAAATTGTTTTCTATCTGAAGATATTTCTGTAACTGTATACTGACCATTAAGTGGGGTTGTTGTTGCAGTTTTATTATTATCATCAATTAATCCAGATATTGTAACTAAATTACCAACATCAAAAAAATGTTGTGTAGAAAGAGTTACAGTAACTATTCCTGAATTACAAGTTGTTATAGGGCTATCAACAATAGTATAAGACAATGAATTTGAATTATTTTTATATGAAGAAACTGAATTTTGAGATAATGCTGCTATTTCAAAATAGTAACCAACGTTAGTATCTTTGTTCAATCCAAATGCTATTCCTCCACTACCGCCAGTTATAGAAACTTGTTTTGAAGGGTCTGTTGAAACTAAATCACTAGGAGAGTATATATTAAATGCTCCTATTGGAGTTTGACTAGAATTTGTTGCAGATTCAATTTTTCCAATGATTCTCATTCTTGTACCAAAATGCTTATATGGTTTTTCCAAGGGCTGATAAACATAGGAAACAAAGTCTGCTGGATCAATTTCTGATGGTACTACTGGACCATTAAATACTAATGCAGATGATTGCACTGATCCAGATAGAGCACTCTTATAATAGTTAACCGTATTTTCCGTAAGATTTGTATTTGCCATAAAGTTTTTTATAACACTATTTCTTGTTGACTTAATAGCATATGATTGTGAACTGTAAGTATTAAATCCAATATTCTTTACATTTCCTGCTTCCTCTATACCTAAATCATCTGGATATGTTAAAGTGACATTGGTATTAAAAAGATAGTCTTTTGCATTTTGTATAGATCCGCGAACGTTGCTATCACTAATCCAAGATGATGATTCTGTAATTCCAGAACTATGTTCAACAACTTCTGTTCCAAATTGTCCACGACCATGTTCTTTAATTTGAGTACCTTGAAGATTAGTATAAATTCTTACGTTTCCAGTAGGATACATTTTTCCATTAAATATTAATTTACTAAAATAGTCTTGATACTGCTGATTATTTTCAATCCAAACATTTCCTACTCCTGCTACAGAATATTCAACAGCATCATATCTTATAATCTCTCCATTAGCATAAAAATATCCAGAATAATTTCCTAACCAATAAACATTTTCTCCAAAATCCATAATATTATTTATTATTGTTCCGCCAGAATATTGTGGAACATTAGAAGATAAAGTTGTTTTAAGTGGCATAGCGGCTAAAGAATATCCAGAAGATTGTTGTGCTGACTCATTTATTGTTCTAGCCATTTCCTGTCCAGCAACTTCCCATAAAAGTACTGGTTTATAAATATAAGTTTGATATTCTGCGGTATATGGAGCCTGAGCAATTGATCCAATTGATTTTTGAATATATCTAGTTGTGTAATTAATCTCTCCACCATTAAAAGATTTCTTTTCTTGAGAAGCAATATTAATAATGTTTGGTAGCAAAGTATTTTGACCAACAACAATTTCTTGACCATATAGCGTTGCATCAGTCTGCCTTGCACTTTCTGATGGAAGAAGATAGTTTTTTGACATTATAACTAAATTATTGTATTCATCAAAAAATATTGCTGCTTGAGAAGACATTGCTAATTGTTGCAAAGTCTCTGCAATATTTTGATTTGGACCAACAAAGAAAAATGGAATAATAAGTTCTTCATCTTCTATTGTTCTTTTAAATACATAGTTACTAAACCCAATGCTGTCAAGCAAAACCGTTATTGCATAACTTAGAGAAACATTTGTTAATAACATTTCTGGTGATTTTTTAGATTCTAATAAAAAGAACAAGTCTCTTAAATCTACTGTAAGTTGTGCTGGACCATCATTTATTTGAGGAATTTTTTCTGAATACATCGTTTTTATTGGAATATAATAATCATAACCATTTATGTTTTTAACAATATCATAAAACAAAAATTTCATTCTGCTATTTGAATAGTTGCTTATAATGCTTCCAGTAGATGTTTCAAGATCAAATGAATTATTTTCATTAAAAGAAAGATCGTCATCAAAAAGCGACACGCTACCAGTAGATGCTAGTAGCGATCCTGTTGGTAAAGAATATGTTCCTAAATCAGATAATGTCTTTTTTATTGAAAAAGATTGCACTTTATTGGTAACATTTCCTACAAGTCTTGGAGACAATTCAATAAGGTCGAAGGTACAGTTGGGCTTATTCATTGTGTCAACAACTATTCTTAATCCATAAATAAACTCAAATTCTCTATATTTTTTATTGCCACCCGAAATAAAATATTCTGGGTTAGTAAATTGTTTAACCACTTTAGTATTTTTTGTTATGTCTGTTGAAGACAATGACCAAGAATAGTTTGCTTCATATGTTTGCCAGTTTGAGCCGTCACTAATATATAAAATTCCTTTATCAGTATCTGAAGTTTTATACAAATAAGCATATCCGTATGGTGCCAAATCTGGGAGCATAGATAGTGTGGAAATCTCTCCAGCAAAAGTATAATTGTCTTGATATAGGCTTGGAATTGTTAATCCATATTCAATTTCTACTTGACCATCTGACGCTATGATTGGACTTCCATCATAACGTGTTTGTGATTCGGAAAAAGATATTAACTCCACCCAGTTATTATTACCATTAAGAGCCTGAATTCTCCAAATTCTAGGAACAGTTCTATTTGCTAAACCATACAGTGGATCTGCAACATTTGCATTGTTTCCAATTCTATATGGTCCATTGTCAACTTCTCCAACATTTGTTTGCATTTTGACAGCGACCCTATTTGCTGGAACTGGATCTTTATATATAACAAAGGGAGCAGCATCATATATATAATATGATTTATTTGTAGTTCCAGTACTTTGATTAAGAGATATACCAAACTCATTTGTTTTTTCATCAAAAACTTCTGTTCTGTATGAAGTCCAATATTTAAAATCATCATATCTTGATGACATATAATATCTTGGTCTACGAGCATAATTTACCGTACCGTTTTGACCAGAAGTAAGACTATCTATATACTGATTAGATCCATATGCTGCACCAGAAATCCCTAAGTAAAGAAGTTTGTTTATTCCAGATCTTGGTCTATTTTGTTTAAAACAATCTTCCAAAGAATACATTAATTTAATTTTTTGTTTTGATGTTGTAAACTTTATTGGAGTATTGTTGTCGTCAAATCCAGCATCAATAACGGTATCTGAATCTGTGGCTCCTGTGTAATAATTACCAGAGTCTGAATTATCATACGATTGATAAATTGATCCATATAGTGGATTTGCTGATCCAGGCCTATATCTATAGTTCCCCACCTTTGAAATATTGTATGACTGATTCATATTCCACTCAATCCACACTTCTTGTTGATTATCAATTGTGTGTGATTGCTCTAATGTATTTTTTAGAGTAGTTGATTGAAACATTATACTTCTTCCAACGATACTGAAATAGACCAGAAATCATGATTGTTCGCGCCACGCTTTTGAATGGTGTGCTGAAAACTAGAAAAATACATTTGCCTTACATCGTTATATATTCCAAGATAGTTAAATGATGCGTCTGTTACTTGATTTGCAACTTGAGTTGATGGACTATTAAACTTATCATATCCAAGATAAACATAGAATGGTCCTGAATGATTTTCATACCAATCAAGAAGTTCTACCCCGCCTGCCCCTCCATCAACAGTATATGAACTATCTCCAGTATTCAGTATTGCTGCACCAGAAGAACTGAAAAGAACATTTCTAGAAAATGATCTAGATGGAAGCATGTCCCAACTTAAAGATAATGTTATTTTATCTGCAATATGATAAGAGCGCATTGTTCCATTAATCATTCTTTGACGAGTTTCAATTCTTTGTTGAGAAATTTGAATTTCTTTTCTATTATGATCAGAACATATAATAAAGTCTTCTTTTTCTCTTCCATTTGGAAATCTTACTCCATTGGAAATGGTGCCTGAATTATCTGACCAAAGCATTGCTTGTGGTCTAGCATACTTTTTCCTACCAGAAATATAAGTTGAGGTTGCTGTTGGATTGCTAGGATTAATATCCATTTATTCTCCTAATACTGCTATTATCAATGTTTCTAATTTTAGTGATAACAACATTTGCAATGTCATCAGCAGAAGCATTGGTACTTGCATTTACATTCACGCTATATGTATTATACATGGGAGCATTGATTGATCTTGCAGAAGATGTTGCACCGTTAACCTTTTGTGATGTTCCAGAAACTTTGTACTTTGGAAGTTCAAATGCTCCCATATTCATACTTGAAAGCATTGCTGCACCATACTTATCAACAGAATCCTTACGCATAACAAATTCTCCTGGGGTAAGCATTGCTGGAACAGAATCCATACCTATGTGACCACCCAAGGCGTAACCTCTTACTAGTCCTCCAGCATATTTTTTCTGTGCCAAAGATTGTGGTGCTGCTGCAAGGATATCTTTGATTTCTTTATCATATTGCTGACCAAGTGCTGCTAATGTAGCATTTACATCTATTTTTCCATCTGGTTTGTATACTGCTAATGGAATATCTTTTTGATTAAGGGCTACCATTTTTGTTCTGTCAGAAAGAAGTTTGTTAACATCTGCTATTTGATTTCCTACAAGTTCCCACTCTTGTCTCAATCCTTGTGTTGATTCTTGTGATTTTTTAATTGCCTCAATGTGTGCTGTTGCTAATTCTAAACTTCTAAGTTGAGCAGCCTCATTTAGTGTTGCTTCTTTAATTGCAATTTCTAAATTACCAGAAGATAGTTGAAGTCTTGATTGCCATTCCTTATTTTGATCTTGCAACGGCTTTATTGAATTAGTTTGAATGTCATAGATCGCCTGATTATTCTTCCAAATTTGATCATTATAAACAGCAATGGAAGCGTCAACATCTGATATTGATTTCTTTAATGGAAGAATGTCTTGTTGATTTGCATAAATCTTTTGATTAAGATCCCATATTTGTTGCTGTGATTGGAAATTTTGATCGCTTATTGCTTGCAATTGTTCTTCTAATTGAACCCTTGTCATTCCATTTTCACTTGTAAGACCATTTATAGCATTTTGTTTGCCCTGCTCAAGAGAACCTCTCATTTGATCGCTAGCGTATTGAGCACTAGAATTTTGCATGTCATTTGCAGCCTGAGCAGCAGCAAACACATCTCCTTGATTAAATGCTTGAGAAAGACCAATTTGTTGTTTTTGTTGATCAATAAGGTGTTGATTTATAGAAGAAATTTGATCAAGGGCTTGTATTCTCTTGTCATAGGCATCAGAAATATTTTTTTCTTGTCTGCTCATAAGATCTAATTGATGATTAATAAGTTCTGATGTATGATTTCTTAAGTCCATCTCATGTTGTATTAAATCAATTTGACGTTGATATCCATCAATTATTCTTTGAATTGCATCAATTTGATCTTGATATTTTTTCTTGCTATGATCAAGAAGTTCAACTTCATGTTGGGCGAGAGAATTCTTTTCTTGAATTGCATCAATTTGTTTTTGATATTGATCAATAACTACTTGATTCTTTCTAATTATTAAATCTGCTTCATCTTTTGTTTTTCCATATAATGCAGTAAACTGAGCATCACTTGCAGCAGTAAGAGTTTCTGTTTGATCTTTTATGTTTGCTTGAATAAGATCTGTTTG